TCTTTCTGTATGTCCATGCTGGCGGAAACAGTGGCCGCGCTGCCCACGCCCAGCGAGATGCCGCGCGCCGCCATCGAGGCCGTGGCCTGCGCTTTCTGCTCCCCTGCCTGCATCGTGTAGCTGGCAATCTGGTTCTTGCCGGCCTCCTGAATCGATTCGGCCGTGATCTCCGCGCGGCTCGCATTGATCGAAGCCATATCGCTTTGGTAGGCCAGGCTTGAAGCCTGCGATTTCTCTTGATACTGCGCTGTTTTGGCCGCATAAAAACTGCCAATCGCTGAATTGACTCCACCCAGCACCTGCGCCACCAGGCCGAATGTCTTCGCCGTCTGGCTGATCTGAGTCAGACCCGACACTGATGACGACGTCGAAGCGCCGCCAGTTAGAAGGCTTGATATCCCTGTTCCTGGATCGTAGCTATCGTCGGCCGTCGGTGCCGAAGTATAAAAAGGTGTGATTCCAAATCCATAACTAGCCACCGATAGCCACCACCAGCGTCAGTCCTACCACTTCCAAAGGCAGAGGATTCACCTGCCTGATCAGCACCTGCCCGGTTTGCCGCCATTGCGGCGTGGTCAACACCAGCAGTTCCGCGCTCTGCAACGATGGCGGAGAGCCCCAGGGCTCATTCGTTCGTTGCCGGATCTCCGTCAAATGGTTTTCATCCGGCCCGACAAATATGCTGCTTGACTGATTGACCTTCACCCAGGCCTTGTTGATGTTCTTGGTTCGTCCTTGCCCGTAGCCGTCTACCTGCATCACCGCCGGCATCGTCTGCAAGTCGCTTGTATACGGCAAGCCGATCTGAATCACCTTCGCCGCATGATCCAGCGTGATCGCGCCGTCGGTCACAACCTTGGTTGCCTGAACGCCGCCATCTGCCAGCACGGCCACTGTGCAACCTTCCAGCCAAGTCAACCCGCTTATCTGCTTAACCGGATTCGGAAAGCTCTGCGAGGCGCTGGCGTCCACTAAGCAGGCATCCGCAAGGTTGTCGAAGAGCCGTGTCTGCATCCTCTCCACATACCGCACGGTAGCCCCGTTGATCGTCCTTTTCACCACTGCGTACAAGACATCTTCCGAACCTTCAGGGACACAGGCAATCGACTCGAAGGTTCCCTCGGTATGGTGATGATGCCAGGCGCCCATCTGCTCTTCGGGGATGTAAGTAAAACCCAGCAGGTCGCCATTGCTCGACACAAACCACACAATCGGCCAAGGCGCTTTCGAGTACGCCTGGTCGACGATGGTAAGGTTGTCGAACAAGTGTGCCGCGCGCAACGATAGATCATTTGTGCTGTAGCCGTTCACCGTCCACGTATAGCCCAACTCGCGTACATGGCCTCCGCGTGAGGCTGCGTACACCATCGACGTATTGACAATTGTGGGCTGCACATTCGAAGCGCCCACGTAGCTCTGCGGGCTCACGCTTACCGACGATGGAGTGACTACTGAAGAATTTGCAGGAACCACCGCATACTCACTCTCACTGGTCAGCAGAATCAATTCCAGCATCGGCACCATGTGTTGGATTGCATCCGCCTTTTGCGCCGCTACGCGGAAGACTACGGCGTCCGTGTCGAGCGATGGCAGCGAGTAGTTAAACATGCTCTCTGTGCCAGAGTTCGACATCCACGCGTTCTGCGGCGCTTTCCGGGTTCCACCAAAGCACTTCCGTTGTTGAAAGTAGCAGACGGCGCTAGGGTAATTTCCCACGCCATCGAAGACTCCATAAGGCGTCCCCGGCGGGATACTCATGTCGGGTGCGATGTTGTTGTCTACAAAACTCAGCGCCTCGGTGCTTCCAATCAGGCCCCACAGACCATTTTTCTCTTTGTAGACGTAATAGGTCTGCGCGCCGGTGACAGCCGACCAGGAAATAGTGTTATAACTTCCCGGCACATTGAGATTATTCAGCACTGAGACCGTTGCGCTCAGCGTCCCGGTACTCACCCCATCGGATGCAACCGCCATCACAGCGTAATTGCTCGTGATATCGAAGATCTTGGTGCCATACTGAATTGTGATAGGTCCAGAAACAGTCGGGGAATAGCCATCGGGCAGCGTAAAGGAGTTCCCACTGTAGTCCGTCAGGTACAATTCGTTCGCAATCAGGTTTCCACTACCGTCCGCTGGAACCTTGGACACCATATAGAATCCATCCATCACGACGCCATTCGAGGACAGATTCGCGAGATACACTCCATTCCCCATTGCCAGCGTGTGGTTGGCTTTTGTGGTGATCAAAGATGGGTCATCTGTGCTGATGGATGCAATCTGCGCCAGGTACCCCGGAGACGCAACGACATTCGGGTTCTGAGGCGTTGCCAGAGGTGGCCCGAATTCGATGGGAAGTATCGTCCACATCGTCGCGCTCAGCCGCTCCAGCTCCTGCGGTGGATAGTTTGGATGAACCAGCGTCATCACATCCGCGCTTTGTACGTAGTGAATGTCGAAAAGGTCAGCTTCCAGAAACGGCGTGGGAATTTCATACGTCAGATCCGCGGGCAACTGATACCACACCGCCGCATTCGTACCTGGCGTCGTCGACCCTCCACTATCTGAAACCGTGGCCGCATATGTCTTGCCGCCGTAACTCACCATTTCGCCGGCTGTGTAGTAGTAGTAGGCTGCAAGCTGCACCGTGCTGGAGACGATACTGCTTGGAATCGTCACGGACCAGCTTGTGATCGACGCCGTGATGTTCACGCTTCCCGCCGTGCCCGCATCGCCACTTACCGACACACGAAGCCTTAGTTGATCAAGGTTTGTCAGCGATATCGAAACGGAAACCGATTTGTTTACCGAAGCACTTGTGCCATAGAAAACGTACCAGTTCACACCATCGGTCGAACACTCGAACGTTGCGGAGCCGGTGCCCTGGAAGCTATAGTCCGAAACTACACAATCTGCTTTCAGTGTGACCAAGCCACCGGCAACAGGCGTATTAGCCAACCCTCCAACGGTCGAAGAGTGTGCAAAGCCCCCTTTGTTCGGACCAACCGAGACTGAAACCGATGGTGTGCCAGTCCCCGGATAGTTAGTACCCGACCCGCTGCCCGATCCGGTAAAGGCCACAAGATTCCCGTCGCCATCCAGGAGCGTGAAACTATTGGCATCGATCACAACCACAGTGTAGGTGTACGCGAGTTGCAGGCCGCCCGGGAGTGGCGGAATAGGTGCGGTTCCGACCACATAGAATCGGATCGGATTTCCCGTCACCAATCCATGCGCCGCCCAGGTGATCACTGCGGGAGTGGTGAGCGTGTAGGATATAGCGCCTGGCGATGCCGCTACCCATGGAAGCACACCGTCCGTGGAGTATTTTAGCGTCTCTCCACCAGTGTGGAAACGCGCGTACTGGTTGCCCAGCTCGACCACCATCGATTGGCTCTGACTGAAGACGAACGGAATCAGCCGGGCCACGCCGCTGTTCTTGGTCGCATTCACATACGCAAAGCCCGCCCGGTTCTTCGCCGCGCCAGTCGGCGTCACCAAAAAGTTCAGCGCCTTTGCCACGCCGCTCTGGAACTTGGCGTCGTCGATGCGCCCAAACATTTCAGGGGAAAGCTCGCCGCCGGCGAAGCTCCTGCTATAAACCCGCGTGTTCGCCATCTATCTTCCCCTGATCCAGCTCACTGCTGGCTCTACGTGCGTCTTCTGCTGGTTCGCATCACTCGCAATAGCCTGTCCCTTGAAAGAACTAAACATCTGTAGCATCTGGGCTCCCGCTGTCACCCCGGCATCGCCTTTGATCAGCGGACCAGCCAGCATTGAGGCCAACAGATAGCTCAGTGCCATCGTGAAGAGCGGGCTGAACTTTGTGGTATCTTCCACAACTGTCGTATAGCGCAGCACCGCGTTCGGCACGTTCGTCAGCACAATCTGCGAGCCATCTATCTGTGTTTCCAGCGCATACGGTTGCGGCACATACTCTGGCACGCCCGGTGACGGTAGATAGCCCTGCGTATAGGTCGGTAAATGATCGTTGTCGGCAGGCCCGGACCAGGTTTCATAGTCAGCATTTGCGGCTGCCGGTATTACCGCCAATAGGTTGATCACCCCACTTGGCAGCGCGTAGGCAAAGCGCCAGGTACCGCGATTCTTATTCGTGGAACCATCCTGATCGGTCCAGGTGTTTACCGTGGGATTCGCCACCTCAGCTAGCGCCACGCGCTGCGTCGCAAACCCCCACTGTCCCATCTCCAGCAAAGCATTGCGCGCCATCCAGTAGAAGTGCGCACAGAGAGCGGCCTGCACCGAACCGTCCGGCGGCTTGATGCTTGTCACTTCGGCTGTGTCGCCCAGGTGACTCAGTGCCAGGTTGCAAATCGTCAGTTCGCTCATTCCGTTCCCTCACAGTAACAAGGGACCGAGAATCTCCCGGTCCCTTGTTGTGTCTTGTTAGCTTGCCCCAAGACCTACTTGTCTTCTTTTCCGCTTTCCTCTGCCGAGCCTTTCACGGGCTCTACATGTTTGTAGAGTTTTCCGGTGTGCTCAAACTCCTCGTTCTCGGTGCGGTAACGTTGCGTGCCTGGCTCTGTGTGTGTGACTTTGGCGCGAACTCTCATCCTCTCCTCCTTTCCTCGCTACTATGGGTCCAGGGGCGCCGGTTAGCGCCCCTGGACAGGTGAATCATGATAGATCGCAGCCGTTTTAGGCTGTGAATCCGCTGGGCCGCGCGATGTTGCGCTGGATCGCCATGCTGAAATATGCATCCACCTTGCCAGCGGTCATGGCTGCCGTGGCCACGCGCCAGGCGATGCGCGTATAACGGCGCAGACCGACCGGGGGTTGCGTCTGCAAAAGAACGGCGCCCTGCGTCGCATTGGCGACGGGAACAACAGGGCCTGCCAGCACATCGGCGAAGGTCGAGTTGTCTGCCGAATCCTGCAGAACTGCCTGAATTGTGGCGCTGCCTCCGGATGTGAACGCGGTGTTGACGATCGCGTTGATCCAGAGATTCTCGGTCATGCTGATGTCGGACGCATTCGCACTTCCGGAGTCATACGAGTTTGTGCTGGCCGTGTCGCCCGTGGCAGTCACTGCTTGAGCGGTGGAATAAATTGCTTCGCTATCCCTCATACCCATCGGGTAATTCCTTTCTTGAGGGGCCTTATGGCCCCTCTTGTGAAAGATGTTTGTTGTTCGAAACGTCCCGAATCGACGCGTTAGCTTACAACAGCCTCAGTCAGAAGCAACTGGTCGACGGTGCGCACCGGAACGCCGAGGAACGTTACAGAACCCCCGGAAATCCCGGTACCCGTGCCCGCCACCGAGCCCGGCCCGAGCTTTCCGAACTGATTCGCCGCTTGCTCGACGGTCAGAAAACCTCCGAGGCGCTTCACACCCTGGACGGCCATCATGCCCTTTACGGTGCGGTTGGCATAGAAACAGGCGCGGCCCATGCTCATGCTCGGAATCTTTGAAAGCGATTCCGCCATGAGATACGGAAGATACGTGCTGGCAGTATCCACCTGCGTTCCGGTGAAGCCTCGCAGGTCGCTGATGTCGATGTTGGCGATGCGTACCGCATAGCGCCAGTCCTTGACACAGAGGCCAAACTTCCACTGCCACTTGTCGCGGTATCCGTCGTACACGTTGTTCGAGGAATCATAGCAAGGCTGGATGCCTTGATCCTCATGGATCAGGCCAGCCTTGGAGCCCTTGGGATAGATGCCGCTGATCGTGTTATCCCCCCATACAATCAGCCACACCGAAGTATTGTCTGAGCCTGCACCGCCTGCACTCATAACGTTGGTCCCCGTCTGAGCACTCAAAGAGCTGAATCGAGGCGAAAGGCCAAGAATGCCATCGGGATCTGCTGTGTTGTCGCCATAGAAGACCTGCTGCCCGAATTTCTGGCTCATCGCCTCGACATAGGCAAAAGATTCGCTCGCCCGGTAGTCGGCCGCGTTGCCGCCCAGTTCGGCCAGGTCGCGGTCAATCTCCATGCGCGACTCAGCCATTCCGATTGTGTCGGTAACAGTGGCGCGAAGGCTTTTGCTTACCGGTGTGCCTTGATAGAACTTCCGCATGATGACCGATGGAAGACCAGTACGAACGGAAGTCTTGTGTCCGGTCGGCAAATTGCCCGCGAAGAAATTGACGTCCTGAATAATTTCGTTGGATTGATTCAGCAGCTCGGCCACGGTTGCGATCTTGCCATCCGGATCAAGTGCGCTGGCGATGTCGACGAGCGTTCCGTGCCCGCTATTCGCTGGAAGAGTTGGCATTTATTGTTTCCTTTCTTACCCCAAAAAGGGTAACTAGCTGTTTTTTCCGTAGAGCGTCTCGCCCAAAGTGCGATTGACACTCACGGCGTGAGAACCCGCTACGAACGTGTCCTCACTCATTGCTTTGCCGGCGCGGTATAACATCCGAATGACCTCCGGATGACTCCCCATGCCGGTGTCATCCAGCAGCTTGCGCAGCTCCGGCGTCCCGAAGGTATCGAGAGCCTTGCGGGCCACACCCAGGTTCTCCGCCAGTTTCTCGCCGCCGAACTCTTTGTCCGCCTGCGAAGCGTTGAGCCATTCCGTCTGGATCGCCTTCACCTGATCGGCCTGGCGCGTCGCGAGGACGGGTGCCATCTGGTCAATCAGCTTTTGCGCCGCATCCTGCGTCAGTCCGGCCTCTTTGGCCGCGCCGCTGAACGATTCCAAAACCCCCGGGTCATACTCTTTGCCCTCTGGAGCCGTGAAGATGTACTTCTCGGGAACCCCGGCAGCCGTCTCGGACTCGGTGGTTGTGGCCTCGGCAGCGGCCGTCTCAGTGCTTGTCGGCTCCTGAGTCTGCGCAATAGGCGTCTGCTGGGTGTTTCCCGTTTCGCTTGTGGCCGCTGCCAACAGCGTCGCGGGAGCCTCTGAGGTAGCGCTGGCTTCAGTTGGTATGGTCGCCGTTGCCGTCTCTGTCGTTTCCATTTCTGTACTCCTTCGCCATCACCGGATAAAGCTCCGGGCAATAAGTCATTACTTCGTTGAATAACTCGTTACCAAGCCTGCGGTTCCCTTCGTTGAATGCCATCTTCATGGCGTTCGTATCAAAGGAAAGCCGGAAAGGGCCGCTGAGGTCCAGCAACCGCCACATAACGCGACGGCCGCGCGGGGAACTCATCAGCCACTTCACATCCGCGATTTCTGTTTCACGGACCACTTTCTTGCGGACATCCGCTTCGCGCTTCTCCGCCTCCTGCCCGCGCAGGTCGGTAGGATCGTACCTTTGATTAGCCATGCCGCTCGCTACTCCGCTTTCCCGTAAAGCATCTTCGCGGCACGCCCAAACAAATCCCTGTCCATCCCATCAACCTGCAAGTCAGTGATTTGCAGGTCCATGCTGGCCCGCGACCCTTCGCCTTCGGTTGAAAATTCGCTGGTTCCTGAAACCGTCGCCTTGGCGATGATCGTCACATCAGTGCCGACAGCCGGTAGCGTCTTTACGCCCAGCTTCTCGAGCGATTCGTCATTGAGGCTGATACACAGGCCCCACGGATACTTCGGCGCGTCCGCTGTCGGGCTCACCTGCTCTTCCGCTTCCGCCGACGTATTCTCCATGTTGATCAGACTTGCCATCTAGCGTCCCTCCGTATGCCTTCCCTGTTCTTTGCTACTGAGAAACTTCCGTTCCAGAGGGCGATTGATACCCGCTGAACATGTTCATCACGTCCGAGCCCGTCCCGCTTCCCGGCCCACTTTGTCCGACAGCGGCTTGAGCCTGCCCCATGTTTCTGGCCGCTTCGCTTACCTGCTGCGCCGCCGCCAGCTTCTGTTGTGCCGCCTGCGCCTGCGCCCGCGCCTGCCGCATCTGCGCAACCTGGTCGTTCGATAAAACCAGTTTCGGATCGACGCCCAGGCTATCGCTGTACGTGTCCGCCCACGCGTCCGAATCGAACTTGTCCAGTACCTCCGGCTTCATTTGCGCCACCGTGCCCAGGCTCCCCACAAAGCGGTCGATGCTATTTGTGCCAATCGCGCGCTGCGCCTGCGCTAGCATCGAGATGAACTCCACGTTCAAGTCCATCCCCGCCAGTTCCGGGGGCGCAGGCGGCAATGCGCCCATCTCCGCCATGTGCGTGAATGTGATCTCGATCTTTGGCAAAAGCAGTTCAGTGTTGAGCCGTAGCAATACCGGCCCCATCATCAGCATCTTTTCCTCGTGCCGCTCGGCAATCTCAGTCGCCGTCTTCTGTTGATCCGTCGAGTTGGCCAGCATGAGGAAAATGTCCGAGAAGAATCCCTGCCGGATGCGTTCGCGCACATCTTGAATGTCAGCCAGCAATTCTCCCAGGTTGAGATTCACATCAAAGGCCGTCTCGATCTTCGCGTTACCGCCTCCAGCCGCTACAAACGTGATGCCGCCAGGCAGCCGTTCCACAGCGCGGTTCTTCAGAGAATCGGGCACCTGCAACGGAGGTTCGACCTGATAATTGATAGCCTGAGCCTTCTTCAGTTGCTCATGCTGTAGCTGCTTGATGTCGCCCAGCGCCTCCATCCCCGGCGAGTTCCCATAGATGTCGGCGCCCGACACCGCCCAGCGCGGAACCACGGCAGGGAACTGCTTGAACCCGCCTTCGCGCAGAACCTTGTCCGTGTCGCCGCCCAGCTCAAAGTAGTAACTCGCCCACGCCATATTGCGCGCATCGCGCTTGCTGGGGTCGCGGTCCGTGCGCGGCTCAATCGCATGAATGATCGGAATCCACACGCCGAGCTGCCCGTTCTTATAAAGCGATTGCACAGTGCTTGAGCATCTATCGATCCCAAATTCCGTCACAATCTCGCTGACCGTCTTCTCGAACTCGCGGTAAAGCGTCACCACGCGCCCCTGCCAGTCGGTGGCGATCGCATATTCGCCAATGGTCAGCGGATAGTGATGAATCACCGTGTTGAAGTCCGGCAGTACAATCGAAGCTCCCGTGCCAAACGCGCCCATCTCCTCGTAGATCTGTTGGAACGCTTGGTAGGTGTTCGACTTCTGAAAAACCGCGTGCATACGATCTGCCACTTCGGCCAGCCACAGTTTCACCGGCTGAGCGTTATTCAGATCCGGATCATGTGTGCCCAGCCGGAACCAGGGTCGTGCCGGACTGGTAGCGCCAGACATCAACCCAGCGGAAAGCGTGCGCAGAGCGCGTATCCCCGTGTTGTCGTAGATCTTATTGTTGCGCCGGGTTCCCTTGTCGCGATCCTGCCTGAAGTAGCGTCCAGACCACGGCAGGATATACGTCGAAATCTCCTCCCAGTGCCCCCACCAGCTCGAGCGCTCTGTCTTCAATTGCCCCCAGCGCATTATCAGCTTCTGCCGCGTCGTTGAAAAGTTATCTGCCATTCTCGCTTCGCTCCAGTTCACAGTTCACAGTTCTCAGCTAACAGTTCCAAAGCGGCTGCCTTTAACTGCTAGCTGTCCGCTGCCTGCTGTCTTCTGTTCTAGCTCCCCAACAGCGTGCTCTTGCCCAGCGTCATTCCGCTTGTTACGCCGCCAGGCCCTGTCAGCATCGTGCTGCTCGTTCCAGCATTCCCGGCCTGTGCCGCTCGCGCCAGAATCGACGCAACATCCGGCTTCTTCTGATTCGCGGCATTCTGTGCCTCCAGGCTTTGCCGCTCCGTCGAGAGCGAATTCGCCTCGGACTTTTGCTGTGCCTCGTTCTGGTTGGCCAGCGATGCCTTTTGTTCACCCTGCTGCTTTTGGCCGTTGTACACGCTGTAGGCTGTCGATCCCACCGCCGCCAAAGCACTCGCAACCGTTGCAATTGTTACGATTGATGACAAGTTAAAACCTCCCAAGCTGGATGAATCGCGCCGTTCCTTGGCCGCGCAAATTATTCTTCTGTAATTACAACCGCGTTTGCATCCTGACGCCTGCTCAGCAGCGCCGCGGCCTCATCGGTGAACTCCGCTTCCGCTTCCTCTACAGTCCGCGCCTGCGTTGGAAACAGCATCGTGATGATTACCGACGTGCGCGACACAAATATCTGCTTGCGTCCGGCGCTGGCGGGAATTACGTTATACCCCTCCAACTCCACCCACTCATCGCCCGCCAGCACTTCAGCTGACCCGGTCACAATCACCAACGTCGCACGCTTCATCAGCGCGCCCGTAAGTACCATTCCCGCTGGCATCACAATCGTCCGCGCGTACACCCCCGCATGAATTACATGCTCTGTCGGAACATCCATCGGTTCATGCCCAATTAGCTGTTCTTCCAACGCAACTATCTGGTTCAGCACATCCGGTGGAGTCGCCCCCAAGCATGGGTAAACTGCACGACAGATGTTTCGTGCCACCTGCTCGACGATGCCGGCGGGAGTTGGTTGCAGGTCTGCGTCCATGCCGTTACTCATTGCTTTCACCTGCCTCCATATCTAAAACTCCTAATAAGTTCGAACCTACATCACCAATAGTTGCAAATACCGATTCTCCGTTATCGAAGTGGAAATAGATATGCGATTTTCCATCTTCGATTTCGTATGTCTCATCGGCTGTTATGTCCAATAAACGCGCGCCAATGCAACTACCTAAAGGAGTAT